CTTCTTGGCACATCTGACAGCCTCTGCCATACGCTCTCTAGCGTGTTGCCGCAGTTCAAACCCTCGATCTTCATCATCTAGTTTATTAATCCAGCAGTGTTCAACGCAACGCAAGGCTTCGGATGCGGATTTAAAGTCAAAGCTGTCCATTATATAGTCAACTTGTTTTTGTATTACTTGGTCTAGTGTATTCATGGTTTAGATTTGTCGTATATATGTTGATTTATCCGACAGGTTATTACCGTCAAGTAATAAAAACAGTATTAAGGAGAAATGCTATTACTGTTTGAGACAAATTTGTAGTAGTATTTGTCCCGAAATTTTTCTCTTTTGTAGTTTTCATAGTATATGATGTATCAGAGTTATTGGTTTCCACCTACCTATTGGCAATGTTCCACATATCATCATGTTTAGAAGAATGAACTTAAATTCTAAATACATACGGGATCGGCTGTGATCGCTATCATCTAAACGGCACCATGTATTTGCAACAAAGCCTATTCCGAATATTTTATTCCAGTAGATTTTCATATTATTAAAAAAGAAACGCCCCAGTGGTGGCCAACTCCACTGCTCCCTGTTGATTCAGGGGGTAACCTATACTGCTCGTATGCAGTAGGAAGGTAGTAGGACAAGATGTTCTCATTTGTTGATAACTGATAAGGTATTAGGATAAGATACTCTCATTTGTTAATAACTGATAAGATGTTCTCACTTGTGGACAATTGAGGACAGTTTTACAGGAAGGCTGGTTCAAAGAAGGCAAGCTTGCTGTTATACACAACCCCACAGCCCACGATTGGCTTGGCTGAATAGACACGTCCGTAGTTCATGGCTGGGTGTTTTCTGTCCACACCACAGCCCACCTGCAGGCCGTATACGCAGTCCCCCTTGTTGGCATGGTAGACTATGCCAGCCTGTGAATGGAAGTGTCCTTGGACGACGGAGGAAAATTCAGCAATAGCATTCTTGTGTGCTGCCATAGCTCCACCTTTACCCTTGTCTCCATGCCTGAAGATTACACCGTCAATCACTAGGTCTGAATAGCGTGGATGAATTGTCCATCCTGTTACGTCCCAGAGCTTTGCGAAATCGCAGAGAACTTCTTCTGGTAAACCAATCAACTTAGCCTTACGTTCAGGTAGGGAGCAGTGGTTGCCCATCATATAGTCCAGCTTGGGGAAAGCTTTGTATATCTGTTGCATCTGCTTCTTGGCTGCAAGGAACTCGTCTGCTGCGCTGGGCATGGACGGATCTTTTTCGTGGAAGGAAATACTGTTCCAATCGACTGCATCACCGAGGTGAACCACACGTCCACACTTATGTTTCTTGTATATCTTCTTAAGGAAGGGGAGGAAGCCGTCGTGCATGGCCGGGGCGTGTGTGCAGCTAAAGACGAGAGTTGGTTTTGTGCTCATAGTTGTTTAATATTTTGTTACTGTTTCTATTGATTTTTGTATGTGGCTGGGATGATCCTTTTATCGTGACGTAAGTTCGATTATTGTTTCAACCCTCCCTTTAATGCGCGATACACGTCTAGTCGTATTTCAGCGCGGGCGTCCTCTAGGTCACTGCGCTCTTGTGATGTTCGGTTATATATTGCTTCGTCCATGAGGGCTTGTGCGTCTGGTTCGGTTAAAGCGCCGCGAACTGCGTCAGCGGTGATCTTGGTTACTGGAGCCATAAGCTCGCGGTATTTGTCAATTATGTCCATTATTTGATTGGTTTGTTGTTATTAGATTTATCCATCATGGCGGCTGCACGTTCATTCATTTCCTGAATCCATCCTAGTTTGTGTGACTTTGGTCGGTCGTCGGTGCAGTTGCCAAACATCTGAGAATCACGGAGAACTGCTAGCCCTGTAATTGCGTGGGCTATGTGGTGTTCACCAGAATCCGGGTCAATATCCTCACCCTCCCACCATGCGTTCAGGTGTCGAAGTGCGGCATCAAAGTAAACGGATGATCTCACCCCTGCGTGTCGCCAGTTGTATGCGCCATACTTCAAGTCTCCGTGCAGCTTAACCAAACCACATTCCATGAGGACGGGTGCTGGTAGGCCGGACATTGGAACCTTGCGTATTCCTATTCTATCCTTTGGGTTGGTTTCTTTTTTTTCCATATGGTATAGGTGCTTTTGGGCGAGGGAGCTATTAGGGGAGATGCTCCCTCGCCACGGCTTGGGTTTTTTATTTAGTGTAGGACAACGGTTGGCTAAAACGGATCTTCGCTGTCGAAGCTTGGTTCATCCGCCACCGGTGGTGCATCTTCCTCATCTTCCGTAGCTGGCTCTTTAGTAGCATTGAAGTAGGAGTCTAAATACTCTTGGAGCATTGAATCCATGCAATCAGCTTCGGCGGATGCGTCCGAGGACAGGGTTTCAGAGACAACTCCGAACACTGGTTTGTTGAAGCTCACAGCCCCCTTCTTATCGGCTACCACATCCTTGACGGCAACAACTACATCACCTTCGAGTTTGCTTTGGCCTCCGATGGAGTCTTGGAACTCAATCCATGCTGTGAGCGCACAACCCTTAAGCTGGAAGTTGACTAGCTCGTAGCCCTCTCCAACCTTAGCCATAGCATAGACAGACTTGGTGAACTTAATACCATTGGTAGTCTTAACGTCCGACCATGTGCCTGTAGCAACAACACCATCTTTACTGCGGACGGTGAGTTGGTCAGCTACAGAGCGAACCTCGTTTGACCAGAGGCCACCCTTGCGGTCATCCCAACCCTTAGCGGTGTTGAGTTGATCTAGGACAATGAAGGCTGTGCTGGATGGTAGTGTGCAGGACTTCTTGTTTTCTTTATCGTAAAACTCCCATGCGGAAGCTTGAGTATCCCAACCGAGATACTTAGTTGTTGGGTTCGAGGAGCCTTGGCTGTTTGATCTTGTTCTTGACATAATTATTGTTGGTTAATTGGTTTGCTTGAGATTAGTGAGTAAAGGTCGAGGAGGGTGTCGATGTAAACTGCGCCTTCCACGTCCTTGTATTTATTTTTGTGAGCCTCTTCAACGCGCATTTTGATTATGGCGATGGCTTCTTGTTTATTTTCTTCTGTCATAATTTACTGGGAGAGTTTCAGAAACCTAGTAACAGGTCAAGACTTTTTTTCAGCAAATGTGTGTTTTTTATGGCAGGCTACGCAGAGGATTCTCATGTCCCCGTAGATTAGATCGTGGTAGTAGTCACCGAGAGTGTCCTTGATGTCTGTCATTGGTGTGATGCCGTGGATGTGGTCAACCTCATAGACACTCTTCTCTCGCTTCTCTAGGGTGCCGTCCCTCTTGATGCGCTTCTCCTTTTCGGAAACCCCCATCTCTCTACCACAGTCTGCACAGGTTACGGCGAACCAACCACGGCCAGTCTTAGGGTTAGTCCCCCTGTGCCTTACGGCTTGGATGAAGAGTTTGCGTGAGGAGTTCCTCCAGATTGGGCGTAGGGCAGACTTGAGTAGTGTCCGCATCTTACCTTCGGTTATTCCTGTCACTTGGTTTATTTCTCCACGTTTCATAGTTACTGTATCTCCTTTACTTCTAAGACTTCTATAGAAACCCCAGAGCGAGTCAATCTAAATCCCTTCTTTTCTGTCCCCGTGCATAGAAGCTTGAGGGCAGTCTGGGGATCGTGGGCAAACTTCAATGCTGTGCAAGGATCTAACATATCTTTGCGGGTGTAGCGTATGGCGTAGCAGGGCATATTAGTGGAACCTCCCGATGTGATTCTTAAACACAAACTTCCCCTTCTGGTCCCGATCTCCCTCACGCTGCTTTGCGATGTTGTATTTGATAGAAACGTAGGAGCCATGCTCCGGGTCATGCCGCTTGGCTTCGTCCACGTCTGCACCATCTGGCCACAGCAGGAGGATGATGTCGGCATCGTTTTCAATATCTCCCGAATCCTTCAGGTCGTAGAGGGTTAAACCCGTCTCACGCTTGGCACCTTCACGATTAACCTGTGCGAGCAGGACAACTGGTAGGTCTAGTTCCATGGCCATGAGCTTAATCTGGTGGGAAACCTCTGCGATACCATCGTGCTTCTTAAGCTTGGAGTTCCAAGGGACAAGCTGTAGGTAGTCAATGACTATCCACTCAATGCCATACTTACGCTTATACATCCGAGCCTTAGCACGTAGTTCGTCTACGCTACGGACATAATGGTTGGTATAGATTGGGGCTGCCGCCATCCTATCGGTTGCCTCCCAGACACGCTTCTGATGCTCTGGCTTCATGATGCCGTCACGCATCTGCTTGAGAGGGACGGCTGCACAGGTTTGAATCATACGGTTGGCTAGTGACTTGGCCTGCATCTCGAAGGAGAAGTAGAGGCCAGATATGTTATGTTTCACCGCGTTCTGTAGGACGATGTTGAGGGCTAGGGCAGTCTTACCACATGAGGTTGGGGCTGCTATCACCATCACCTCACCGTTGGCAATACCACCAGCAGTCAGCTTCTCGTCAATCTGGGCAATGCGTGTAGGCACTGACTTAACTTCGTAGGTGCCATTAATCATGGCCTTGAAGTCTTCCCGTAGGGACTCGGCTGCCGTCTGGATGTGGCCATCGTCGGTCTGCGAAACATCTTGTAGGGACTGGAGGTTAGACTCAAGGGAGGAACTAATCTTGTCAGCATCTTCCTCTTGGCTGTAAGCCTGCTCGGCTGCGAGCTGTGAATGGCGGATGATCTCCCGCAGCTTGGACTTCTCCTTCACCACCTCGGCATAGTATTTAGCCTGCAATGGTGTGTCTACGGCCTCCTGTATGCTGTATATGGCGGTCAATCCACCGACGGTATCTTCGTCCCCCTGCTTACGTAACTGCTCTAGAAGGGCAACCTCGTCCAAGGAAACACCCCTAGAGACTAGGGATGCTATGGTGGCGAAGAGGATTTGATTACGTTGCACATAAAAGTCTGTAGGTGCTACGATCTGGGACACTTCGTCATAGACAGAGCCATCTTCTTCAAGAAGGCATGATGCTACAACTGCGGTTTCAGCCTCTGGGCTGTGTGGTTTTGTTTTGTTTATCATGTTTTGTTTTAGTTTATATTTTCCCCTCGTCGTAGGCATCATAGACAGCTTGCGCTTCTATAGACTGGTCATTGTCTTCCCAATCAAAGTAGGCAAGCTCCCCTCCCCACTCGTCCGTCACGCAGACAACCCCTGGAACCTCTGGTTGTGTCCAGTCAATCTGGACATTAAGCCACACGTGGTGATCCTCGGTGTCTTCAAATAGTATGCTGTGGTGTGTAGTCTTCATGGTTCTCAAAATGAATAGCCGAAATTACCCACCCCGACTTTAGGCATTCGGTGATTGTCGCTATTTGATCGTCGCTTGGCTTACGGTCGCTTGGCGGGAATGTGAGCGTCATTATGCTTGTGTAGTCTCGCAGGGTGTAGCCCTTGACCCTTACGTTCACGTATTGCTCCCACGTCTCGAATAGGTCGAGCGATTGAGAACCAGCCGATACGGACAAATCCGAGGCTGCTTGGTTTTCATTATCAGTAGTCATATTTTTACTTGGTTGATTGTTCGTCGGATTGTCCGATCTCAGTGTTATGTTGAATATCAAAATACCCCATCGGAATATGACCGTGAGACACGTAATGCCCCTCAAAGCTTTTCGACAGTATGCCCATCTTTTCTGATGGAAGTTCCAGTCGATACACAAACTCTCCATAGTATTTCGCGATCTCTATATCCTCAGTGAACCACGTCCCGCTTGCCATACTGTTATCGTCGATTACGACTGGCGATCCGTGGAACAATACCACAGAACCAGACGGTTCGAGACAATTCGTTCGTTCCTCACTCATGCTCGACCTCCACATTTAACCCTTCCTCTCCATTAAATCCATGCAGAAATTGATGGCTTCGGACAAAGCCCCCTTCCCGAATGGGTAGCTGACTAGAGGTGCGCGGTCGTCCTCACGGGTCAACTCAATGGCCTTGTCACCATCCATGTCGAAGGTGTAGTCAATCTCAATCCTGTTGTTCTCCAGCCATGCAAGAAGAACTTCCGCAGGGCGTGGGACATTACGAAGGTCGGGGATGTAATATTCGTCACCGTGGGAAAGCTCTCCCACGTAGCAGTCCCGAAGGCGGCCATTAGGCTGCACCACTTGGACGATTGTGCTTTGTTCCAGTTGCCAGTGTGGGCCACGTGGATAGGTCGATGTTTTTAATACGCTCATATGTTTTGTTTTGGTTTGTGGTTATCGGAAATACAAGGTTGTTTCCATTTCGTGCGTTTCAAAGGGTGTATGCTCCACCCAATCGTCGTGGTTCTCGTATCCAAGGTCTGTAAGGAACTCTGAAAACGGAGACTCGTCAAGCAAATAGTCAAAGTCCGGTCCGCTTAGGTTATCGTAGGCAAATCCGAGAACGGTTGCCCATGCTTCTAGTTTTTTTTGTGTATTCATGTTTTGTTTAGTTTATGGTTTGTTCAAACCTCAGGTTCCATGCTGCCGACTTGTAGGCAACATATTTTCCGAAGTAAATTCCCCTTGAATGTAGGTTGTTGCCTTCTTTGTGCTTACGGAACTCCCGTAGGGCATCCGCAGCCTGCTTGCGGTATAGTTTGTATAGTCTATTCATGTTTTGTTTTGGTTTGTGGTTTAGTCTTCAAAGGTTAATCGTCTCAGGACATCATCCATCCATTGCAAAGCCCCTTTGTATTGAATGGCATTAGCTCTCCCTTTTTCAATGTCAATCTTTAATAGTAGCCTGCGAGCTTGTTTAGTCTGTTCGTAGACAGCTTGTAGGATTGAGGCCATTTCTTCGGCGTTTTCTAGGTCGGTTCTTTTCATATGTTTAGTTTATTGATGGAATTGTCTTTACTATGGAAGCGATTAAGTCGTTGGATAGTAGTTCCTCTGGCATCTTCGCCCTCCATATAGAAACTAGATACAGGGTCTCGTAGAATCGGTCAAGGTCAATCTCTTCTTTTTCGTAAATATATTTGGCCATCTCCGGAACACTCTGCAAGTCCATGATGCTCCGATACTTCTTGATGAGCTTGTTGGCTTTGACGGGGCCAATCCCCTCCATGCCTCTGATGCCATCGGTTGAGTCCCCAGTGAGCAGTTGGACAAGCCAGTGGTGATCCGCTTCCTCCTTTGAGACGTAGGTAGGCCACGAGTCTTTGTTCCAATTGTAGTGCCATCCGGGGATGCCTAACATATCTTTGTCTATGCTGCATAGGATTGGGTTTTCAACCCTGCCATTGGTAAGCATGATGCCCAAGAGGTCGTCCGCTTCGATTTGGTC